ATTTGACAGTCATATTAATAGAAGATCTTGATCCACCTGCAAGCATATCACGCAGTGATCTTAAGAAATTAATTGCAGCACGACCACCATCAATACCAAAATTGATTATTTGATCTTCGATGTGTTCCAAATGCAGATTTTTATTTTCTTTTCCTTCAGCCAGAAAATCATTAAAATTTATCAAATCTATCTCCAAATTCTCTTATATCAAAATATTTATAATGATTACATTTTAAAGTCTGAGAACTTTTCATAATTAGATTGAATTCCAATATCCAAATCAACTCCTGAATCTTGTATATCATTTTGGGCATTCTGTTCACAATCATACAACTTCATTCTACTACGATCAACGCCAATCACAAATCTTTTATTAATTGCTGGATCATTATATCGATTCTTCAATTGCTTGACCATAATCTGATTTAATTTTTCAAGTTCTTCTGTTACAATCAGAGCAATCATTAAATCTGCAGTTGCAGGAAGTCCAAATGATTCTGAAGTATCTGTCAAATCAACATCTGAGTTTGAATATCCTCCTCTGGTTGTTTGAGTTGCACTGACAATGGGAACATCATTCTCTACAGCCAATCCTCTTAATTCCTCAGCAATTGCCTTTACATACATGTATGATCCAACATTTGCATTTGTTTTGAATCTAGAGGAAGCACAAATGTTCAAATAATCAATAAAGATTATATCTGGTTTGAATGATTTCTTCAATGCCAATTCATTGATCAACGCACGAAAATGCCCAGAATGTGCTGCAGCAGTCGGATACTCTTTTATTATAAGTTTACCCTGTGTTTTTTTCTGAATCTTATCTAGTCTGTCTGTAAACATCTTTTTGGAAATTGTTTCCAAATCTGTAATAGGAATATTCATCAAATTAGCATCGATTCTTTCTGCAATCTTTTCCTCAGCCATCTCGAGAGTAATATACAAAACATTTCTATTCTGAGAAAGACAGCTGGCAGCATAATGACACATGAACAATGATTTACCAACACCAGTTCCAGCAAGTGCAATGTTCAATGTTTTGGGTGATAATCCACCTTTTGTAATTTTGTTTAAAAACTCAAGATCGAATTCAATTTTTTCTTCTTTACGATGATAAAACTCAAATCTAGATTCACCATCCTCAATATAGTCATGTCCAACATGGTTATCAAATCCAACAGAAAGTGCTTCAGTTAGAATATTAGGAAGTGCTTCAGGAGAAAGTTTTTTATCTTTTCCTTGAATAATTCCAATGCCTTTAAGAATTGCATTATAGACAGCTTTGTCTTTACAAAATTTTTCTGTAGTTTGTACTAACCATTCTTGATCTACATCAGTTTTGTCAAGATTTTTTATTTCTGACAGAATAGTTTTATATTCTTCATCGGAGAGATCTCTTCTATTGTCAAGATCAATTTCTAGAGATTGTTTGGAAGGAAGATTTTTGTATTTAAGAATAAATTTTTGAATTTCTTCAAATAATGTTTTATCCTTTCTTTCGTGAAAATATTCTGATTTTAAAAATGGAAGTATTTTTCTGGCATACGGCTCATTGTAAATTAACTGAGATAGTATCGTCTTCTCTATCGTTATTTGTTCCGACATGAAATCCTTCTTTTTTATTTAATGCTAGTTCTAATAATTCTTCAATAATCACGCATATAATATCTGCCAATTCCTCTTTGTTTAGTTCATTTTCTGGAATATCATTATATTTCAATATATCCCAATCAAATGATAATGTATAAGTTCCATCATCATTTTCTTTATTAGCAAATTTTATTTGTCCATAACGATATACAATTCCTGCATATTTTCCTGCATCTTCTAACAATTCTATCGACGCTAATTGATTTAAATTGTTGTCCATTTCCAATATTTTATACAATTTCTTTTTCATTCCTTTTCCTTTAAATGTAGTGCAAATAGCTTCCAACTATATATTTTGGTTTTTTGATAGGTTTTAATCCAGCATGATAATGAGTCCATAATGGTGGAAACATTAACACCTTTCCAATCTTCGGTTTTATTTTTATATTAAAGTCTGGGAATACGGTATCACCACCTTTATTATTATTTAAATATATGAAAAAAACCAAAAATCTTTTTGCTGATGCATAATCTGTAACATCTACATGAGTTCTAAATTGATCTCCATTATCTGGTAAATATCTCTTCATTCTAAAAATTTCAAATCCATATTTTTCTGGAAATCTATGTAATTCTATCTTTAAATCACTAACATATCTGTATACTAAATTTTTTAAAACATTTTCTAAAATGTCAGAAAAATATTCCCATTCTTTATGTAATTGCAATTTAACTTGAGTAAATGAATAAAAACTATCTATACATTCTCTTTCATGATGCTCTGTTTTCTTTTCAAAGAAATCTATAATTTCTTTACAAAAATCTTCAGAAACAACGTTGTTATAACATTTAATATAATTATCCATTCAATAACTCAATTTCTGTAGATTCTTCAGTCTCCTCTATTTTCTGCTGTCCATATTTAAATTCTTTTTTGGCAAAATCATCAAGTTGTTTCATAATTTCTTCTGTAAAGAATTTCTCAGGATCATTGTTAATTGTTTTTCCAAATGTTTTTGATCCATCTGGCAATTCAATTCTTGTTGATACTGCTTTGAATATTCCATGCTTCAATGCAAGTTCCAGCAATCCATAATAGCGATCCAATCCACTGTCATACATCAATCTAACATCAACTTGTTTATTCTCAACAGTCAATCTAGATTTAGCATTTTTACAATGAATTATATTTCCTACAACTTCAGTCCCATCCTTTTCTTTCTTCTTTGAAAGATACACAATAGAACTAGCAGCATATTTTAATCCTGAACCACCACCCATTTCTTTGGCAGGAAACATCGAACCAACAACATCATAGGTATGATTTGTGACTACCATAGGTATTTTAGCACGTCCAAGTTTAAGTGTCAAGACTCTAAATGCAGCTTTGATCACCTGAGCTCGAGTCATATCTCTTGTTTCTTTACCATCAGATGTATCTTCGACTTCTTTGGTTGTTGAAAGCATGCCAAGAGAATCCAAACAAATCATCATTGGTTTTTTATTATCAGATTCAATATATTTGTCAAGAACTTTTATTGCTTGCGTTCTAAATTCCTGAACTGTGGTGACTGGAAGTATCACCATGCGACTCGGATCAATTCCTCTGTCAATAATCATCTGCTTTGTAATAGCAGATTCTGATTCAAAATACAAAACTCCTGCCTCTGGATTAGAATCTAGAAAACTCTTAACCATTCCCAAAACAAAAAATGTTTTGCCTGTTGCCGACTCACCTGCAATGGCAGTAATCTTATTTGATGGTAATCCTCCGAAAATAGAGCCAGAAAGAAGTGCATTGAATATATATGATCCAGTATCAATGAATGAATCAACATCTCCTGCCTCAACACCATCCGATACCAATGCAGCGTATTCATTTCCAGCAATCTTTGCTATTTCTTGAAAAAAATCCATTATACATCCTTCTGCGCTCTTTTCTCAGAGCGAATCTTTTCAAATCCATTAGGATATCGTTGTTCTAACTTTTTAATATTTGCTTGTAATATGTCCTCAATAGTAACACCCAATGACATGCAGCCTTGTGCCACATACCACATGACATCACCAAGTTCTTTCACCATATGCTCTTTGACTTCAGCATTCAAATCTTTTCCTTGAAACAAACATTTTTTGACTAGATCACCAAATTCACCTGCTTCAGCTGATAATCCAAGTGCAGCTGTGATCAATCTTTGAGGTGGAACTGCATGCTGGTTTTCCATTTTTGAAAGTGATGCGTCAAACGGAAACTTTAGTCTTGACTCCTCACTTGTCACACTATTCACAAATGCAACATAATCTTCTGTAAATTTACTCATCTATAGATTCTCCATTCATTTTTAGTTGATTCATACACCATCTGATGTGCTCTTTCATCTGAGAAACTGTAAGAGCCTTGGCATGCTCTCGTATCATGACTTCTGGACCTTGTCTTCCATCAACAGGAGGTAATGATCCATAAACACTTTTATATTCAGAAATCAATTCTGATTCTTTTCCATGAGCTTTCAGTTTAATCTCTGGACCATATCCCATTGGAAAGTATGCTACATACAAATGTCTTTTGTTTTCTTCTCCGTAGATTGCTCGGAAATACATTCCGTTCTCGTATGGATTCTTTTGACTCAATCCACGAATGACTGTTCCTGAGAAATCTAATGTTCTTGAGCAGATTCCTCTTGCAGTCGAGCTACCAGCTGTTCCAATATAAATCACACGCTCATCTAAATGATCAGGTGTTTCATTTACAATCTCACCTGTTGGATCGTATGCATAAAGATAACAACCACCCATGTTAAATCCACGATCATCTTTTTTCGCAAAACCAACATAATCGTTGTCAAACTTGGCTCGTTGATCATTGGGGAAGATTGACAACCACTTTGTAGCTTTCATAACAAATCCTGCATTAAATTAACATTCACTAACAATCTGGATTTATTATCTTCTTTCCCTTAGGAAATGTCAAGCATTTTTTTCATGAATTCCACAATTTTTTCTGTATCATCTGGAGTCTCGTGAACAAACGTCTTCACGCAGCCTTCTTCCTCTCCGAAAAGAGTAGCTCGTGGTCCAAAATGCTCAAGAATATTTTGAACCTTTGTCTTGGTAGTCTGAATGAATTTTTCAGATTGATCAGATCCTCTTTCTTTGTATCTTCGTTGTCTTTCTTCATCTGAAACTGTCAAGTGAATAATTGTCAACGAATCACCACATGATTCAAAAAACTTCTTGTTGTTGAGACGATCTCCTTCGCCCACAATCATCTCATTTGTTCTCAAAACATTTGAAATCCAATCAATTGCTTTCGGAGCCACTGCCATCGAAAGTCGATCTGTTCCTCCAAAAACTTCTTCATCATTATATTTTCCAAGCACTCTCAATTTTTTTTCTTTAATATATTGAGTATCAAGTAAATCAGCTGGACGATCATCCTTCCAACCTTCAAATCCACTCATAAAGTTTCGCATCACAGTGGTCTTTCCAGTTCCTGGAATACCAATCAAATAAACTATCTTCATTGAAAAAATCCTTCTAATGTAGGTTTTTGAGCATATGCTTCTGGATGATATTCTTGCACCATATCCCTTCCACCTTTGTCCTCTAGAAAATCATACCATTCTTTCTCATTGAACATATTCGGTGAAACACCATTCCAATATTGTTTCCAAAGTCTATGACCTTTATTCAATCTCCTTGTGTCAACAAAGTTTTTACGAATAGCTTCATATTCCCATGATCCAAGATTATCCATATCTTCACGGAAATAGAATACTAATGACATTCTCATCATGTTTTCTTCACCAGAATCTGGAGCAGTAATCGGTGTATTCCCATGAATAACACGCATGTTGTCAATTAGCAAAAGATCTCCAGGTCTGACATTGACAGCCATCCGAACTTCTGGAACAACCAAATATCCACCTTTCCAGTCTTTGTTATCCTTTGTGATTACTGTTAGATTGCTATATCCAGCATTCAAAGAACCTGCATCTCGATGACATGCCATTCTGGCATTTCTTTCCTTTGTTGTTGTATTGACAGTAATCGTGGTGAATGTAGTATCTTCGCCAATGAGAAATTTATTGTCGAGTCTATCAGCAAATTCTTGTTGTGCCAAATGTCGATTTGGCATTAGTCTTTTGAATTCTTTCTCCAGTTTTCTAGCAAACGGATAACATTTTGCAAACTGCTCAAGATTATTATCAGTATATGCTGTTGCTCTTCCATATGGAATTCTTGGATATCTTCCATAGTAACCAGCAATACCTGACCAAAGACCAGCAGCATATGCTGTATTTGAAATCCATTTTTCTCTTACAAGTTTTGAAAACTTTGTTGCCTCTTCAATTGGCATTGCTTTTATTCTACTCACCAGCTTAGGAAAAAATCCATCATATTCAGGATAATCTTGTTCTACAACATCTCGCAACCAACAGAATCCTCTGGTATTCTTGACATATTTTCCAAGATGTTCTTCCATAATAGTCTGTAATGGATCTGTTCCATCAAGACTTTTTGGTTGTCCTGCCATAAAATACTCAAGCACATCATATTGATATGGTGTTACCCATTCTCTTCCTGCTAGCTTTTCTGTTTTTGGACCAGCTGCGAGTCCTCGATTATGAGATTCAGCTGCAGCATCAAACAATCCTTCAAATGCACCTTGTTGTTCCTCAGCAGTAAAAACATTTTTTCTAAATTTAAAAGCAATTTTGCTTTCATCCGCAAGATCTGTATGATACTCTTTTTTATCATAATTGTATTCAGGTGGAAAGTATAAATCTGTATCACTATCAATCAGAATATCATATGATTCATCATTAACATATGTTCCCAGAACTTTTTCTTCATCAAGAACCTGCATGGCAACATAAACATCTTGTCCTTCATCCCCTTTATATTTCTGCCACTTATTTCCATTTATTTCTAAAATTTCCATCAGAATGCCTCCAGTCCCATTAATTGTTTTGTAAATGTATTGTTGTAATCTATAACACCTGTATTTAGAAAAATTTCCATCTTTGTTTTGTTTATTTTGTTTATCAAGTATTCTCTTCGTATTGACTCATCTCTACATTGCCATAATGGTGTCCAGTCAATTCCATCCCAACCATCACGCTCTACTTGTTTAATTTCTTCAGCTTGTCGATCTAGATAATAACCAAGATATCTGCCATTTCTTTTACGGAATAGTTTTTTGAATGAACAAAGACATGTTTCCATTGCAAAATAATCAGCCTTGTTTGCTTGTTCTGGAAACAATGCTTTAACCTCTTTAAGAATCTCAGATCCTTGACTTTCCATCCAATCAATTTGATCTTGATCTAGAACCTTGTCAACCCAATCATCTTTTCCAAGAGCAAAGCATAATCCATTTCGATGTGATCTAGATCCTGAATAATCTTTCAACCAAAGATTATCAATATCAATATTTAATCCGCATGTTTGTTTTAAAGTTTGAATATAGAACCATGACATGTATCTTCCATACTTGTGCCATGTGTTTACTTCTTTCCAAAGATTATAAAAATTGGTAAATGGATCTTCTGTGAACAAACTTTGGAATGCTTCAAGTTGACTTCTGCCACCTACCCATTCTTTGTATGAAAGAAATTGAGCAGGAAGATGTCCTTTATTCCATTTTGTGTCTGTTTGGTATCTGAGTCTTTTGTAATTTTCAGTATTCCATTGCTCAAGTCGATCGACTCCAACAAGTTCCATGTCAGGAAATTCATTCCAGATTACGTATGCAGTCGGAAAATGATAAGTTGTGCCATATATCCATGTGATCCAAAGTCTTTGTTCGATATTGAATTCAAATCTGTCATAAAAATAATTCAACATGTAAAGAGCAGGATCGCAATCATCTATAATCAGCGACCATCCAAACCAATCAATGAATGCTCTTTTTCTATTTTCCAGCAAACGATAATCCATCAAAACTTCTCTAATGAAGGTACATCAAAAAGATAATTTCTTAGCCAATATTTTCCGACCTTTGATATGGAGTCCTCAACTCTTTGTCGCTTCACCTTTCCGAACTTATGATAATCTATACTCTCTTTTCTCAAAAGATCAAGAACTTTTTTGTCTGTAGGAATCGCAATAGAGGGATTATTTATAGCTTCTTCTCGAAAGCTCAATTGTTCTTCTTTCGTGGGAAACAATGGTTGATCTGATCTCAGAGATCCGGATGAGTCAACAGCCCAGAATACCAATCCATTTCGAATATGCCAGCTAATAGAAGTTGGTGTGCAAGATATTTTCAATCTTCTCATTTGATTTTTATATGCATCATTCATCACATATTCCCAGATTAAAGAGGCATATCCTTTTCCTTCATATCCTTGGAAAGTCACAATCTCGTAAAGATTGATATAAGAAGTTCTTTTACTATATGTAGCGAATACAGCAGAGACTGGTTGATCATTGTCATACATTACTATTGGAGGATTTTTGTCATAGTTTTTAAAACGAATCCACAAACTATGAGCAGAATTTAAAAACTTGGTATTGGTGCCATTTTCTGAATTCTCAATAATGTTATTAATATTTTCATGGTTGTTGGTCTTGAATATCATGAGGGTTCTTTACTTTTCTTTCTCCTTGATTTGTGTATTTTACATACATCTCACATCTTTGTGGATTTTGCAATCCACTTCGAATGGCAATATCTTTTGTTGATGTGAATATAATTCCTCTTTGCAATTTTGTATACCATAATGGTCTTGATTCATTTCTAAACCCTGTAATACCATTATCAACATCTAACATCACGACTGCCATGCTAGATGGAACAAAGTCTGTCAATGGATTTTTATTATTCTCAAGTGATTGTAGAATCAATTCACTATCATTTGCAGTCTCCGTTTCGTACTTCCATGTACTTTGATCTTCCTGAGAAATCACCCCATTATGAACAATGCTATATTTATCTGAAGAAAATGGTTGAGGATATCTTAGATCAGATGTTGAATAACGAATATGTCCCAGCAAACAGATCGAACCATCTTCATCGATACATCTTTCAAAATTTATTTTTTCAAGAAATTTGTCTGCTGGAATATTTTCTTTTTTGGTTAGTATTTCAGAATGCTTTCGATATGAAATACCAGTAGCATGTTTTCCTCGAATCATTGTCTGTTTGAATATTTTTCTTATCAAAGAAATATCTTGATCATTGACATCCGTTAATTCGATTCCTATAACTCCACACATTATGCTACCAGCCAGAATTGTTTATTTAAAATGGATTCTAATCGTACTGAAGTAATTACTCCATATCCTTTTTCTTTCTCAGGAAGAACTACTGGACTACCATTTTTCCAATGTATGTAGACCATACTACCTTTAGGAAGAGCATTTGTCAAGTTCTTTGCTTGTTTAAATATTAATTTCTGTGCATCAATTCTAGTCATACTATTCACCCAAAGAAATTGTCAAGTGTTGGCTGTGTTCCATATGTACGATCAATATCCCAGCCGATTTGGCGAACAATGAACATCAATGGTTCCACAAAAGCCTTTTCGAATTGAACTTCATAATCAACATATGAAGCCACATCTAGTTCTTTTGGCAGTTTACTAATAAAAGAAATTACATTTGACTGTAATGGATTGGGCTTTCTTAGATTGAGAAATTTGATCTTTTCACCTTCTTGAATCAAAGGAAATTTAGAGATCAATTTATTACGTTTGAGAAGATAATTATAAATCAATGCTCCTTTGCAATGCATTGGAGTTGATTTACGGTAAATAGAGGATGAATCACTCCACTTGTCAAGTCCATTGACGGATCTTGGAAATGCGATATCCTCTGCAGGAAGTTTCATGAATTCATTTCTAAAGTTCTGAATGAATTTATTAATCTGTGTTTCATCACCAGACATGATAACCTTGAGAGCCTCCTTAATCTTTTCTCTGCAAGGATATGGAGTTGATGATTTGACAGCCTCAATGCCCATAATTTTCAATTGAGGATCAGCATATCTGACACCTTCGATATCCCACGCATTCAGAATATATCTTTTCTTTGCAACCCAGATGCCTTTGTCAGCAATCACCTCTCGTTTCATCTGCATCTTCTGAGAAAATGCATTCATGTATTGTTTGAGTTCTTCATAGCATTCATCGATGTATGGTTCTACCTTCTCTTTGGCAACTGTATCAAGAAAAGAAACTACTTTCTCAATAGAAAGATCTTCACCGAATACTTTGTCAATAAGTTTATCAAAACAAATATAAACTGAATCTGTATCAGATGCAATCACATAATCTTCATTTTTAGTTTTAAGAAGATTGTTGAGATATTCATTTAGCTTTCGTTCAATCCAGCGAATCGAAAGCTGACCAGCAGTGGTTACACCTTCAGCAATCGCAAGATCAAAGTATCGGAACCATTCATTACCAATAGCACCATAGGCTGAGTTCAATGAGATCTTTCTTGCCATCTGAATGTTATTATAACGTGACACATCATTCAGATATTGAGGATTCTTAGTATTCTCATATTGTTGTTTCGCATGAAGCATCTTTTTCTTGTATGTTGTTCGATCATCATACAGCTGCTGCATCATGGCAGGAAGAAATCCTTGTTTGGAAATTCTGAATTTGGTTCCATTTGGTGTCATCGTCAAATTCTTTTCCTTCAGGAATTCTGTATCATACTCCTTGGATACAAACTCACCAATCTTAGTATCACCAAAGTTTACACCATCATCAGCCAGAGTTTCTGGAGAGATATTGTATTGAATTATCAAGTGTGGATACAATGAATTCAAGTCAAACGAAAGAACCCATTTATGTTGTCCAACTGCTGGATCCTTGACATATGCTCCGGAGAATTGTCCAGACTTCGAGGATGAGCTCTTTTGTGGAATCACAATGTTTTGTGTTCGCAGATGATTGTAAATTAGCACATCCCAATATTTTACTGAAGTAAATGCATCTTGGAAGTTGACTTTTGCTTCATATGCCATAGTCATCAACAAATCCATTAGCTTCATTTTAGCATCTAGACGTTCTACCAGAAGAACATCTTGAATATTGTAATCAATGAAACTTTGATAATCTGATGTGTACCATTCCTTAAATGTTTCATAAGGATTCTCATCTTTCCTTTCTCCTAGTTCTACAAATGCAATATGGTCAAGTTTATATGATTCCTGATTTGTATAGGTAAACTTTTGATACAATTGTTGATAATCAAGATTAGAAATGCCTAGAATCTCATAAACAGTATTGGTCTTTCCGAATTTACCATTTATCTTTTTCTCATTGACAATCTTCCAAGGAGAAAGTCTTTTCAGTGCATCATTACCAAATATACGTTTGATTCGATTGCAGATGTAAGGAATATCAAAGAATTCAGTATTCCAGCCTGTGATTGCATCTGGATGAATTGATTCCCACCAGTCAATGAATCTGTTTAGAAGTTCGACTTCATTCTGGCACTGATTGTATTGAACAAATTCATTATCTGTTTTGTATTCACCAATACCCCAAACAATGATGTCATCAAATCCATATCTTTTGACAGTGATTGAAAGAAGTTCTTCAGCAGCAATTTCTTGATTGGGAAATCCATTTTCGCATTGAACTTCGATGTCAATCGTATAGACTTGCATCAAAGATCGATCGAATCGAATATCTTGATAATTGTCCGCAATATAAGTATAGACAAATTGATTCAATCCATAAACCAATTCAGGTTGATTCTCATAATGAGAAACAAATTCTTTGGCTTCTTTGATTGTTTCGAATTTTATGGGTGAGACTGAGGAACCTTCCAAAGTTTTGAATTTGGAAGGTTTCTGAGAAGGAACATAGAGAGTAGGCTTGTATCGAATAGCCTTGTTGAATCTTTCACCATTCTTTACACCACGCAGGAAAATATTGTTTCCCCACTGAGCCACGTGCGTATAGAAATTCATAGCAAACACCTGTTAGCATTATAAAAGAACAGTATACCATATTGAATAAAAAATGTCAAGCTATTTGTTCCTGCCTCTTTTTTCCAATATTGTATTTTGTCTCAAGAACCCATTCATCCTTCTCCTTGAATCCGATGATCTTGATTTGTGAGAGAGGAGCCTTTGGCTCTGCCTCCCCATGAACTGTGACAAGATCCCAGTCCTGAAGAAGCCCAGCAATGGTATTCCTTCGAGAAATATCATTTTCATTTATGTTGGTTTCTTTTCCATCAAGAGCAAATAATTCCTTGAAATGAACAATATAATATTTGCCTTGTTTGTGAAGAATATGGCAGGATTGAAATAGTTTCTTTTCTTTACGAGATGCAACACCTATTCTAGAAAGTGTTTCACGAACCTTAAGAAAATCATCAGGTTCTTTGATTGTTACTTCTAACATGTTATTAATCATTTTCTTCCACCTTTGTTCAAGCTATCTTTGATAGTAGTAATTTGTTCATCAGATAGTAGTTCAAGAGCAGCTTTAGCTTTATCATTACTATAACCATAATACTCTTTCACATACTCCAGATCCTTAATCTTATTTGCTTTCAACCATGGTGCAAATCTTTTCTTGGGTCTAATTGTATTTATAAAAAAGTCAAATTTGAGTTTATTATCAATTTGATGATGAACATTCATCTCATTTGCAAACATTATGGTGTCTTGAAATGAAGATAAGATATGATTGACAACATATGCTGGATACTTCTTT